TCCCCCTGACCCCTAAGTATGCCACCACCGCCCCGCCACGCCCATAAATTACGGGGTGCTTGTATTTGTCAGGGGCATGGTGTTCAATCCTCCTTACACGGGCTAGTTAGCCCCAAACAGGAGGTACACATGGCAAATTACAAAGGCCCATTAGATTACATTGATGTGGCTACAAGAATTATTGAGTTCCGCGAAAAGTATCCGCAAGGTTCATTACAGTCCTGGCGTGATCCCTATGTAATTGAAGTAAGAATTACAGATACAACTTTCAAATCATTTATGGTTTACAGCGCCGCGGCTTATCGTTCACCTGATGACACATTGCCTGGCGTTGGTTGGGCATACGAGCCAATCCCAGGGCCAACTAACTTCACCCGTGACTCTGAACTACAAAACGCTGAAACAGCCGCATGGGGGCGCGCAATGGTTGCCGCTCTTGCTGTTGATACAAAAAAGGGAATTGCATCTTCTGAAGAAGTACGCAACCGCCAAACCAAAACAACTGATGCACCTGCGGCAAAAGCACCCGTAGCAAAACGCGAATTTTCAGAAGAAGAAAAAGCACAAGCGTTTGCAGTTTACACATTAGTTGAAACCAAAAATAGTGAAAAAGAACTAGAACATCAATGGAAAGAAAATTTTGATTTGCTAGAAATTGTGATTGAAGGTGCATCTTTGCGTGATCACATTTTGGCGCGTAGGGCGGCGCTCAATGGATAACATGGAATTACCTTTTAAGCCATACGCAGGCACATCAGGTTGGCGCGGATCAGAAGCAAGCCATGACCGCGTTCTTGAAGATGATGTAAGCGGAGCAACTGGCAAACGCCAAAAACAAACTTTGGTTGCTCTCGGTGCGGCGGGTATTCGCGGCCTTACCTGGAAAGAACTAGGTGAAATGTTTGATTGGCATGCAGGGCAATCTTCAGGTTGCCTTTCAGTTTTACATCTTGAAGGCATGGTTGCGCGTTTGGCAGATCGCCGTAACCGTTGCTCTATCTATGTTCTTCCCGCATTTGTAAACGGCAGAAACATTACAGAACGCAAAACAAATACATGTAAGCATTGTGGAGGTGCGCTATGAGTAAAAAAGAAAACAAATTTGAACCATCAAACGGATTAAAAGTTGCTGTTCATTACAACATTATTGCAATCCGCGCTTTGGCTCAAGAGTTAGACATGTTTCCTGAAGTTCTTGCTGAAAAGTTAGACAGTGCGGGATTTATGCTTACGCCTGATCCGTTCAACATGTCATCAGACGCGGGCAAAGTAATTGTGTTGCAAAACAAGCGCGAGAACTCAAACATCAGCCTGGTAAAAAATCCCGTACAAGAGGAAACAAATAATGAGTGAACAAGAGCAAGCATTTTGGGATTGGTGGCGAAAAATTGAAGCGCAAAAAGATTTGTACAACTTGCGCATGGCATTTGATGCTGGTTATGAAGCGGAAAAGGCGGTAAGTAATGGTTGAAATTATTACGCCCGCAATGGTTGAACAAAAATTACGCGGGCTTTCTAAAGAAGTTGATGAAGCGCACAAAGTTTTGGTAGAAGTAGAAACTATTTACCACAGCGTTAAAGCGGACTATGAGATTGCTATGGCTAAATCTCGCATGACTTATGCAACGCAATCATCACCAACTGGCAAGAACTACACAGTAGGCGAGCGTGAGGACATGGCTCTTATACAAAATGAGGAATTGCACAAAGATCTTGCAATTATTCAAGCCAAAATTTTAGCCTCACGGGGTAATACCAATAGGCTCAAAATGCAGGTGGACATTGCGCGTTCAGTTGGAACATCAGTGCGCACCAGTATGGATTTAACATGATTACATTTCTTATAGGAATAATCATTGGTTATTGGTTGTATCCGTTGCGCATGGCATGGAAGTTGTACAGAATTGGTAAACAATTAACCCAATTGGAGATTGATCACATGAAAATGATGGAAGATTTACGGGGTACACAATGGAATGAGGATAATTTATGAAAAAAGCAATTTTAATTTTTCTTTTGTTGGGAAACATTACACCTGCTTACGCTGATGAAGGCGGTTGGGTCAAAGTAAATACAGACGGAAAGGTGATTAGTGGAACAAGCGTTTGCACACCTGATGTTTGCGGTGATGCTAATAGCGAATTTGCTAAATTAACATTGTTGCCTGGTGAGCGTTATGTGCAAATTACTAAGGCTGACTCAATAGGAAATGTTGTTGGGCCAAATGTTTTAGCATCAGAAAAAATGTCAGGTCAATTTGACCCGATTTCTGACACCGTTACATTTATTAGCCCAGGAAAAATGAATTTAGGTTTTAACAATGCTCTTGAAACTGAAGGCAAAACTGTGTATAAAGTTGGGGAAGGTCAAATAGAAAGCACAATTACTGTTGTGGGCGGGGAATTAAATTTAAATTATTTAATGTATTTTCAAGAATGGTTTTTTGATTTGTTTTCTAATTGGATTTGGGCGTGGCAATTATGATAGATCTACAAAACATGGTGGTTAAAACCCTGGTTGCTAATGACAATGCTAGGGCTAGATCTCAACAGGTAGCCATTGGGCCATCTGCAATTGGCGGTTGCCACCGCAGACTTTGGCATGACATAGCGCAAACAGAGCCTACAAATGTTGGCGATAAGTTAGGCGCAATTTTGGGTACTTTCATTCACACAGGTATTGAAGATGCAATACGCCGTGAAGATCCATTTGGTGTTCAGTATGAATTAGAAATTGCCGTTGAAGCCAATGGAGTTCCTGGTCATGTGGATTGCTATGACAAAATCAATCACACCGTCATTGATTGGAAAACAATCAAAAAAGGCAGTGGCCGTTATTTTGGCAGTAACAACAGGCAACAGGTTTGGCAGATACATCTTTACGGCTATCTGCTCATGCAAAATGGTTACACAGTAAAAGATGTAGCCTTAGTTGGTATCCCGCGTGATGGAAAAATGTCTGACATTTTGGTTTATTCACAGCCTTATGATGAAGATGTTGCATTACAAGCGTTGGCGCATTTAGAAAAGACTAGGGAAATGGTTGCTCAGCAACTTAAACCTTCTCCTGAAAAACCCCTGGCTTTTTGCGCGGACTTCTGCCCGTACTACGATCCGACAGGAGAAGAAGGTTGCCCCAGTATTCAGAAGTAGATTGGGAGAAGGCAGAGTGTAAGCGTTTAGAAATTTACACAGATCTTTTTTATGACATAGAAGAAGAAAGATCTGTAAACGCTTATGACCACATCAATGCGGTGCGGGCTATCTGCGTCTCTTGCCCTATTTGGAAAGATTGTTTAACCTACGCATTTCAAAATGAAGATTACGGAATGTGGGGCGGCATGACTAGCCAGGAGAGGGCAAGCATTGATCAACCGTTGAAATACCCCAATCAACGGATTAGAGGGCTTCAGGCTTTGAAGCAAATGGGAATTTCATTGGAAATGATTAAAAAATGTAAGGAAGGCAAAAAATGAAAGGCAAAATAATTTTTATGTCAGCAAAAGAGGCAACAGATTTTATTTTGCCGCGGCATTATTCAGGCCGTAAACCTGCTGTTTCACATGCGTTTGGTTGGGTAATTGATGATGTTCTAAAAGCAGTAATTACTTATGGTAAACCCGCAAGCAATACATTATGCACAGGGATTTGCGGAAAGGAAAATTCTCAGTATGTGTACGAATTGAATAGATTATGCAGAATTGATGATTTAGAAGAACCTTTGTCACAATTTGTTTCAGCAACTCTAAGGCGATTGTCTATAAAAGATTTGATAATTGTTTCTTACGCAGATAGCGGCGCTAATCATAATGGTTACATTTATCAAGCAACTAATTTTATTTATACAGGCAAAACAAAACAAAGGTTAGAGTTCCATGTTCCAAATGGTCATTCAAGACATGGAAACAAAGAGTCAAATTTGAGACAAATTAGGACGGCAAAACACCGTTATGTTTTTTTTGCAACAAAAAACAAAAGATTAAAAAAACAATGGGTAACTGCTTTAAATTATCCTGTTTTGCCCTACCCAAAAGAAATTAGCAAAAATTATGTTTTAGGAACAATTTTGAAACCTACCGTAGTTACAATTTCTGAGGAGGCAAAATGACCTGGATTAAATTAGATGACACATTGCCCAACAATCCTAAAATCCTGCCGCTGAGTGATAAGGCTTTCCGTTTGTACATTGAGGGATTGTGTTACGCCAATCAATACCTAACAGATGGTTTTCTTGCTCAAGCGGTAGTCAATCGCCTAGAAAGCGGCAACGCCTACCAGGAACTTCTTGATGCGGGGCTATGGATTGATGTAGAAGCAGGGGCGCAGATCCATGACTATTGCAAGCATCAAACAAGCCGCAAGGTGGTTGAGGAAAAGCGTGAGCAGGTTCGCAATCGTGTAACGCGTTACAGGGAAAAAAGTAACGCTGATGTAACGATACCAGAAACAGAAACAGAAACAGAAACAGATAAAAGACATGTGTTTGATGAATTTTGGAAAATCTACCCATTAAAGGTTGGCAAAGGTGCGGCTTTAAAAGCATTTGTAAAAGCAGTGCGCACAACTGATGCAGACATAATCATTAAAGGCGCTCAGAGGTACAAATTAGACCCGAACAGATCTCAGGCATACACAGCACATGCCTCCACCTGGTTAAACGCGCAGAGATGGCTTGATGAGGCTTTACCAACCCGTAATCTTTCTCCCGCAGAAATTAAGGAAAAAGAATTACATGAAGCGCGCATAAAAACAGAGCGAGAGAAGGAGCAAGCGGCAGAATGGTTGAGACAACAGGAAGAAGCGAGACGCAACGCAGTTCCACCACCCGCAGAACTACGAGAACTTTTGAGAAAGAGTTTTACAAAATAACTCAAACATTATCTGTAACTGTTACACTTGATGTAACCATTACAGGAGGAACTATGACTAAGCAGTTAGTTGATCCCGCGGTTGTACAACCAGGTGATCATGTATTAGCAAAAGGCCATGATTTAATGGTGAAATACATACAAGGCCCTGACCACATTGGCGTTTATGATTTTCATGGCGTTAATGAAACTGGCGCGGATCAAATTGCAACAGCGCAGGATCTCATTACACTTCTTAGGTGATTACTTTTCAGGTTGATGGTCAGCCAGTGC